TTAGCAATATCCCAAACACCACCAGCCTCTTTGCTCATACTTGTTGCTTTAGCAATATCTGATTTGTTTGCCTCTGGGAAAAATGCTCTGAAATAGTTACCAATTGCACTAAGACCTTTTTCATCTGCAGGAAGTCCAGCAGCCTTACCTTGTCTCCATGCTGAAGCCAAAGTTTTATCTCCACTCTTACCAATTTGGTATGCCTTCTTAACAAAGTCAGATGCAGTTTCACTGATGATATCACCAGCAGCTTTAAATGGAACTGATGCTACGTTAGCAGCTTTTCCAGCGCCAGCAGCAATTGCACGAGCAGGAGCTGAATTAGCCATCGTATATGCTGCAGAAGTTCGAAACACGCCACCTAGTGGAGCTACTTCTGGAGTAAGTCCAGCTAATTTGCTTTCATCATACCAATTTCCTAAAGTTTCCATAACTTTACTTGCAGTTGATTGTGGATGTGCAAGATTATATGCACGAGCAGCTTCTGCAGATTTCCTCAAAGACATTTTTGTTGGAATATATGGATCAAATGGAGCGCCAGTTTCTGGATCAATCTCTACTGCATTAGCAGGATTAAATGTTGAGTTATCCACAGGAGTTGCCTGATATACAATATCAGCATTCGCTGGATTAAATGTTAATTTTTTATCTGCCATGATCTACCTATTCTGCAACAATGCGATATTGCTTAGGATTTTTAGGATTTACATAAGCCTTAACACCAGTTGATCTATCAACTTGCAATACCCAACCTGATTCACTTGGTTTGTCACTAGTTGGAGGTAATTTTGTCGATACAGTTGGAGCTGGTGCTACATTTGTAGATGGAGCTGGAGATGCTTCATCCATATCAACTGCTGGCTGTAGTAAAGAAATTGTCTTAGGACTTAGACGTTGTCTAAATTCAGAAGACTTACGATTTGTGCCAGTAACAAATTGAAGTTCCAAGCTATTCAATTGACCAGCCATCAATTTCTTATAGTAATTGATTTGATCTAGCAATTGGTCTGGAGAGTTAGCAGATAGAATTGATTGCTCAACTTCTTGACGGTCACCTAAAGCTCCAGCAGCGCCTGTAGTTGCCTTAACAATTTCACCAGCAACAATCTTTTTAACACCATCGAATGAAACTGGAGCAGCAACACCAATCTCTTTATTGATCTTGTTACCAATTGAGTTAAATAAACGGATATTTCCGTTTTTAAGCGCATTGCCAGCTTCTTCTAGTGTAAATAAGTGATCAGTTGCCGTGTTCAGTGCGCGAACTGAACGCCCTTCAATACCACCAGAGAATGATTTAAGAGTTTGTGTCTCTGCAGCACGATTTTGTTTATTTCCAACAATACTTGATACGATCTGATCGTCAGTCATTTTTCCACGTTGCAATTGGAATACCATATTATAGATATTTGCACGAGTCAGTGCTGCATTTTTACCGCTACCAATTGGAGGCATAACACCAGTTTGTAAATATACTTTAGCTAGACCAAGTTGAGCCTGTGGAGTTAAGTAATCAACTACCTCCTCACCAGTGCCTTGTTTAACAGATGTCTTGCCAATAATTTTCCATGTGCCATCAGGTTGATATTCACGAGTAATTTTAGCATTCGAGTCAGTGCCATAGCCTTCAATAGTTTGTGTATCACCAACCTTGAATGATGGTTTTTCTGGCTGCAAAGTGCCTTCGATAAGATCAATCTTACCTGTCTCAAGATCGCGTTGATATTTTTGACCACGACTTGTAGGAAGTTCTACACCTTGAGCTTTCAAATTCTCAAGATCTTTATTTGATAGTAATTGTGTACCTTGTTTTTTCTTAGCTGCTAAAGTCATATAGTCTTTAAGGTCAATAGCACCAGATTGCAATGCTTGTTGAAGCATCACATTAGGATCGTAATATTGCTCTTCAGTAACAGTTGGTGCTACTGCTTGAGTTTGGAATGATGGAGCTACTGCACCTTCTTCTGCAGTAACTGGCTCTGATATTCCGCTAGGTGTAACTACTTGACGAGTAGCATTTGGTTGACCAATAGAAGCAATGAATGAATCTTTACGAGCTTGTTGCTCTTTTGCTCGTTTAATTTCATCTAATTTTTGTTGCATCAAGAAGTCTTGAGTTGCTTGATCAAATACGCCTTGTGCGCCTTGCTGACCAGCCATCAAAGTATTACCTAGAATCGTACCTAAACCTAGACCTTGATTTTTAGGAGTAGCAAGATAACCAACAAGCGCATTAAATACGCCAGTGGTTGCTGCTTTTTTTCGTAAGTCTTCAACACCTTGCTCACCAACTAAACCACCTAAATATTCTGGTGGTGCTGCGCCAAAACTTAAAACATTATCTAATAGACTAGCCATAATTTATCCTATCCCAATAGTGAGATGCGTTTTCTTTGTTGTGGTTTACTTAATGCGAGTAATTCATTAATTGGTGTTACTGTTGGTGGATTACCTTGTTTAATTCCACCACTTGGAGCTTGTGGAAGTGCTGGCTTTTGCATATATTTCTGTGCAATATTTAAACCACCAATCACATTTTGAGCATTGAACTCTGGAAGCATCTGTTTAATTTCATCCATTGTATAGCCAAGTTTTTGAAGCATAGGAACTGAAGTAGATGCTGCCGTCAAATCGCCATGAGCAGCACCACTCATAATTGCTGGAGAATAATCTGCTACGACACCAGATAAGTTAGCTGGGTTAATTATTTTAGCTCCCTCTCCAAGAGTATTTACTATTCCCATATTAGGAGCAATATTTCCTAATCCAGTCACTGTTGGTGCTGCATTGCTAACAATATTAGCGCCAGTGTTGAATGTATTTGCCATACCAATCTCTGGAGACCATGCTGGCATAAATGTACCGCCACCTTGAGCAATGTTACCTAATGATGCTGCTTTAGTAGTCTCTCCCATAAATGGAAAAGCACCTTCCATGAAACTACCGCCTTTTAAAGCGCTAGAAACACCACCATAACCAGCACCAAGACCACCACCTAATAAAGCACCTTTTAGTGGATCTCTGCCTGTGATTGCAGATCCAACAGCTCCAATACCTGCTCCGATTAATACTGGTGCGCCCATATTAAGCTCCTCTTACCTTACCAACAATGTAGCAAATTGGCTCAATGATTGCACGATAGATACGACCTAGTGTGTCACGCTTGCCATTACGCATTTCTTTATATACGTCTGCAGTACGATGTTTAGCAATATGTTCAAGTGTCTTGCGAACGACACGACTAAAGAACCCATCTTTCTTAGCGAATGCAACCAATGGCAAGAATAGTGTGTGGTAACCTTTTTCGTACACTTTAGCGTTTGGCATAGATGCTGAATGAGCAAGCCATACACGATTACGGAATGGTGAAGTACCATAGAACTCATTCATCATTGTGCAGACAATCTTACCGCCACCAGAGCTTTGTGTTTGAGTAACAGTTCCGCTTGGTGCGCCATAAGCTGCAGACAAGTAGTTAGAGAGTTTAGCGTATGGTAGATTTTGCTCGAAATTGAACTTATTGATATCAGCCTCAAGAGCGCGTTGTTGGTAGTCTTCCATGCCTTGACCAACTTGTAGCAACTGATTGATATCTTGATAGTCAGCAGCAGCAAGTTGTGGAGCGCCAGCAGCAGCAGCCTCTTGACGAGCGCGTTCTGCAGCATAGTTTTGGTATGACAACTCACCAGCTTTATTAAGTAAAGCATTAGATAATGTAGTTCCAGCACGATTAAACAAGTTAGCTTGAGCGCCTGATCCATAACGACCAGCTTGAGATGCGCCAGACTGTGCAGCGTTAACAGCATCCCAATATGTTTGAGTTGCAGCTTGACCAGCGCCAGCCATTGCTTGATTAAAGAATGGATTGTTAGCTAGATATTTACCACTAATTACGTCTTCCTGTTGTTGTTGTGCAGTAGGAAGCAATGGGTTACCAGCTAATGCACGATTCTGTGCAGCTTGGAAAGCAGACTGAGTCTGTGCTGATGGTGAGATATATGTTTGATTAGGATAGTATTGTGGTGTGCTGGATTGATATAACTTTTGTGCTTCACCTAAACCATATGTGATATATGGCTTTACAGCAGGATCAATTCCTTGTGTAGAAGTAGACGACCCTTTTGAGCCACCACCACCGCCCTCAAGCGTCATACGTTTACCTACTGGTGAAAATGCCTTTTCTGGCAACATATCTAGATGGTTATATCTCATAATTCTACTTCCCATGTTGAGGGTTTTGCACCCAATGATTTAGCTCTTCTGACCCAACCACTTCTTGCTGAAGTAAATGTAATACTTTTGAGTCCGCCACGTTTTGCGATTTCTTTTGCTGATTCCATCCCTCTATTTAGATCCTCTGGATCTTTAGAGTCTAGCCATGCAGCCCAGATATGCATCTTTTTATCTATTGGCTGTAATACCATAAAGCCTTTATTTTCATCTAGAATCCATAACATTGCTTTTTGAGTAAAACAATCGCAATAAATGTCTTCTGGAATCCAATCGTCATGACCTTTACGTCTGACTTTTTCTAATCCTTCACGAACCCAGTTCCACTCGCTTCTTAAATTGTCTGGTGAGACATAAACAAAGTTCATTAACCGACCACCAAATACTTATACGTCTTATCTGCAGTATTATTAGCAAAGTGAGACAATGTTGCCTGACCTTGTTGTTGTGCGCTTATATATACGTTATCTGAGCTAAATGGCGCAATGTATTGAACAGTTACAATAGCAGCAGGAATAGCAGGTCTAGGAATAACAGTATCAGCAGGTTCGCTTTCTAATCCAACTAATGTGCTTGATGTTGTACCAGCAATCTCAAAATAATCACCAGCAGCCATTGTCAAAAAGATATTGACAGTACCAATTACATAACTCCAATCTGTTGCGCTTTTACGAGCTGGCATATCAAATCTACTGCCACTTCTATCAACGTCAGTTCCGTTATGTCTAAACCATACGTCAGCATATTGTGCTACGTTATCTTTATTTACTAACTGTAAAGAAAATTGAATGTTGTATGTTCCAGCGTTTCTTACATAAATACGGCTAGTATTAGTAGTATCCCTGTAAACGCCATTGCTTGATTCAGTAGTGTCATATATTACAACCGCAGTAGATCCTACGCTTGGCGCGGTTTGATCTGTGTTATTAGAAAAAGAGCCATAAGGTGCAGTATCAGTTTCAGCAGAATCAGTTGCAGGAGCTAATAATATGATTGAGCTATAACCAATACGTTCGTTATAGATTGTAGTAGTTGTAGCCCAGTCAGTATTTAGCGTGACAGTTCCAACATTATTTGACTTACCATCTACTAGATTGTTTACAACCTCTGAAATCTCACGAGGCTGTGCTCCAGCAGGATTAAGTTTTCTATATTGCTGATTAACCACTGTCATCGTGTGCCTTGTTGCGTGTATTCAATATCAGTTCCAATAGCAGTTGTCCACAATCCTGTTGGTATTAATTTTAGTCTGTGGTATCTTCCAGCAGATCTAAGTGGCACTCGACCTTCTGATGATGTAGTAATATTTGCACTAAAAACAATAGGATCGTCTAATTCTTTTCTTGATGCAATAGCAACAGTGCAAGATCCGTTATCTACCTGTGGTCTTGCCAATGTTACTACAGAATTGTAACCTATGTCAATGTCGTAAGTCGTTAAGTTTGGTACAGAATTTTGACCTGAGAATGTATAAATCTTAGCTCCGTTAATACCTGCAAATAAGAACTTACCACCTGACCATAATCTTGAGTCAAATGATGTTGTAATGCTATCTACAGTACCAAAAGCATCTAATCCCTCTAGAGTAATTCCTGAAGTTGCAATAGACGCTACCTTTTCAGTAGTTGTATCGCAGATAGACCATTTCTGTACTTGCCAATTATAAACTAATAATGACTTGCTGTTATTGTCGTTATAGAAGTTCCATACAACAATCTTACGTTCAGGGTCAATCGCAGCACTAATCAAATCAATCTTGTTAATATCTGCGTTATCAAAGAAATAGTGGTCAACCTTGTTAGCACCAATAGGTGTTACTGTTTGACCATCACATGAATAGAAGCCGTTATCAGATAAGAAGAATGACATATTACCGTATTGAGCAACTGAACCGCCTGTCATACAACCTAAGTTACGTGAGATAGTGTCGAACTGAAAGAAGTAAGGTGAGCCAATATAACTCATACGCACAATAGCACGTTCTAAGAATACTAGACCAAACTCACCACCTGTAAGTCCTGTAATATTGCCACCGTCTGCAATAATTTGATAATCAGATTGACTTGTAGCACCTGATAGCCAATCGCTCTCGTCATTGATGTCAGACCATTGAACCTTGTTAGGATTTGAACCTGCATCTAAGTTAGCAGCTACTACAAAGTCACGAACTACTGTGATATATTTAGCGACAGGTGCATATTGACCTGCATCACCAAAATAACCTGATGAACCAATAGTCCACTTTTGAATCTTGTTTACGTTGTTTGTAGCTAATACAGAATTACCAAATTGAGCAAAGTTCCAAGTAGAAGCACCACCATAACCTGCGTTAGTTACTGTACCTGTAGCACTTGCGCTAGGAATGTCTGTGTTTGTTTTAGCGTATGTAAATGTAGTTAATGTAGGTGTGCCTGTAATAGCATAAGTGCCATCAAAAGTATTATCGCTTGCATCTACTGTTACGTTATCGCCAACACTATAACCATGAGCTGCTTGTGTTGTAATTGTAGCTACGTTAGATGTAAGTGCTACGTTAGTGATTGTACGAGCTTTGCTTTTAGATACATCATCAAGCCCTAAATCTGAGCCATCAAACAAATATAACTTAGATGAACTTCCAGCAAACAACTGTGTGATTGTGTTAAATTTACCTGCAAAAATGTTAAGTAAATCTTCTGATGCTGAATCTGAATAAGCTACTGGAGAGGCAAAAGGGATATAGCCAACAGCAGCAGGTACTACATTAGTAGCATCTTGTAGTGATTCAATAACTGAAGGTTGGTCTGGTAGCCATTCCCCTAAAACTATCCTTGTCGTAGCCATGTATTATTATTCCCTGTTACTTGAGTCCAAGTGTTTGAACTAGGTGCAATCTCAGTCCATGTGTTTGTGTTGTAAGTTGTATCAGTCCAGTTATCACCGATAACATGACCATTTACGACTATAGTAGCTGTGCCTACAATGTTACTTGAACCATCCCATATTGCTCTAGCGTTACATGAAACAGTTGCTAAACACTCAACAGCACCTGAACCTGTGTAAACAATACCACCGTTAGCAGTAACTGTAGCATCACATAAGATAGAACCTGTACCAATTACAAATTTCTGTGCAGAAGCTGTAACTGTAGCATCGGCTGTAATAGAGGCACTTGATGTCCTAAATACGACTGAACCACTTGTTACTGTAGCAAAGCCTGTAATCGCTCCAGAAGCCTCTCTAATTGCGTAGGCATAGGCTGATAACAAAGCGTTACCGTTAATGCTTCCTGATGCTGTTCTTGTGCGAATGGCACTACTTGTTACAGTTGCATCTGCTGTGATTACTGCACTATCTGTTCTAATGCGTAAAGCATCTGATGTTACGGTAGCATCTGCTGTAATAGATGCAGTTCCTAGTACAACACCACTAGCTAGTGAGCTAAATGCTACTTGACCAAAACTAGCAATGCCAAACATAGATTATCCTATTCGTAAAGAATGTTAATAGTACCTGCATCAAATGTATCTGTGCCGTTTACTGTGGTGATGCGGATACGGTCTAGTGTGCCACCAAGCGTAATTCCACCTGCAATAAATGAATTTTGTTCTATAACAACTCTATTTGTTACTCCAGAACATACCCAAATATTTGAGCCAAGCGTATAAATTTGAATTGCTCAGAATATAGTATTTGAGGCACTTCCTGTATATCCAGTTAAAGCAATACCAGTTGTTATCGTTTGTTTTGAACCATCACTAGCAGCAGTTGAAGTATATCCAGATGAAACAACTCCTCCTGAAGTTCCTACTTGAACTTGCATTAATGATGTGCCATTTGTAGATACACCATTAAACATCACAGTAATACGCTTAACCCAGTTAGGAATATCTGTAAAGTTTACTTGTGTACCACTAGCTGTAACAGCAGTACCACGCTGAATACCATCATACACAGCACCGCTATTAGTAACTACTCCAGCAGAACCATT